TCGATCTGTTTTTGTAAGCGCAGAATCCGCTTGAGTTGTTTCAGTTCTTCCAGTTCTATACGTTGCTTCCAGAACATCCGCTACTCCATAGGTTGAAGTTCCACTTGTTCCTCCAACTGTTGTTGCAGAAGTACCATCGCCCGTAGCTCTATAGAAAATGTATTCAGCTTGACCTTCAACAAGATCAATATTGGTATCGCCTACTTCCCAGTAGTGCAAACCTCTATTGCCCCATTCTTGAAACATTACATTTAAAGAACGTCTTGCTGTTTTTAATTGATATCCCGAAACAGATTGTAAGCCAATTCGCTCGTAAGCTTCTTCGATAATTTCATCAACAGCAAATGTTTTGTCGAACGTTACTGTTCCGGAAGTAGTATTCGCCATAAACTACCTACTATCCGTAAAATGCCGTTACGCTATTACACTGTGTTTCTGTATAAGTAATATAAGCTCCATCAGGAAAAACAACCCCATCGTCTGCTAAATTAAGATTATCATTAACTCCTAAAGTAGCATTAGAACGAACTGTTATTAAACTTGTTCCTGCTGTGCCACTATTTCTTATGTAAATTGATCCAATAGCACCGCCACCAGTCCAATTTAAATTTTTAACTCTTGTACGACCTGCAAAAACAACGCCTGCTACTTCAGAATTAATTCCTGCAGACATATTACCTGCTGGATTTCCAACTGCTGTTATTGACGATATCGTTGCAAAATACCCTGTACTTGTTGCTGTACCAGCATTCACTCCAGTAACGGTTTCCGATAAAGCATCTCCATTAACATCCGTTCCTACTACTGTAAATGTAATTCCTGAATCGTCACCTGCACTTAAAAGTGTAATTTGTCTAGCTGTGCCAGTATCTGCTGTATAAGCTCCTCCAGAAGTTAATGCTCCACCTAAAGTAAGTGCTGCATTATTTCCAACGGCTGCTGCAGTTGATAAACCATCAGCGTCGAGTGCTGTAGTTGTAATTACTGCAGATGATTTTAGATCTGTTGCCATAACTTTTCTCCTAACTATTAATTATGATGAGGCCGAAGCCCCATCCTAATTTATTTTATTACAGATTCATCCAAACTAATGAATACTCTGAATCTGCAGAAACACACATAACTTGTCCGATTGCTTGACTTTCCACCTCTACGTCAGCGTCCAAAGGTTCAACTGCTCCTGCAGTTGTATCTGAACGAACACATGGTGATGTTAGTACAAGAGTACCAGAAGTTAATAATGCAGCTGGTCCATGAGTTTGGAACCAACCATAATAACTAGCAGTCATGTCAATTGTTGTTGCACCCACGCAAGCACCAGTATGTGTAGTTGGAGCTACAACAACCGCTGAGTATGGGTTCTTCATCAAAGTTAATTGAGAACTAGTTGTTAACGCTGTTGCTAAATCATCGTAACAAGTAATAATAACACTTGGATCATCTGAGTGATCGTGAGCTGGGTGAGACTTAACTTTTAAACATTGTCCTTCACCATTCACATCATTAACAAATAGATAACCTTCAGCATATTGATTAGCTGTAAGGTCTGTGTCTCCAGCTGTTTCAATAGATATTGCTGTTTCACCAGCTGCAGTTGTTGCAGTAGCCGCACAGTTAGTGTGGTTAGCAACTTCTGTTACGTGTTGTACGAGTTTTCCAGCAGTAATCGCTGAGCCACCATTAAGTCCATATCTGAATTTTCTGTCATTGTAAATTAATTCACTTCCTAATGGAAATAATTGAGATGAACTTTCAGCGAATGGATCTACAGTTGCTGCAGAACTACTAGCTTTACCGATCATTAAATCAGTAGGTCCGTAACCTGATGCAGCTGTATATTTCCAGTGTGCCCCATTTACGGTTATTGGCTGTCCTGATGAGTTAACAGTGAACTTATCACTATATGCACCAGTAGCAGCTGTTTGTGCGGAAACTTTAAGACCAGATTCTGCTCTTACCGTTCCCTTAAACGTTGTGTTTGCCATATTAATCCTCCTAGTTTCTGAACGTAGTCTCTAGGCCGTCGACTATATTGCGTCTACGTTCTTAATTAATTATATAGTAATTTTTCTATACTCTATTTTTAAATAAAGTGCAAGGGATCCCTAGGAAAAAAATTGATTTTTTGATAGCGCTTAAGTGGCTATCGAAACTTGAGCCTTGGATTCATCTACTTTATTAAGACGAGTAGATTCTTCGAACTCTTTGGCAATGATTTCTTTAACAATTTCCTGAATTTTCTTATCGATGTAGGACATATTAATATTATATTTGCCCTCCTTCAGGTGCTCCTGTTGCCACTCTAACTCCAAGGACCGTTTTGTAGTGTAAAGGTCTTGTGTCATTTATAACCTCCTCATAGGTTATTCTCCGGGTATCTCTAAACATTCCCGTTGATTCCCATTTTATAGTCTTTTCTCCTAGTTTGTCAAGGATGGATTGCTCAATTGACGCAGCATTATCTTCAGCCAATACTTCAAAAGAAGCATGGTGATCATAAGCCCATATTTTGACTAGGAAATTTTTCATATTCACCCTTATAAATAAAAAAGGGGCCGTTTTGAGGCGGCCCCTTAGTTTGTTAATTATTAAGCACCTTCAACACCGTAGATACCTCTAGGGTCGGATACTCCAAATGAGTATCTTTCTCTAGCTTTGTATCTTACGTTTCCTGTTGAGAAATCGCCTTCCATTTTAGTTTGGATAGGTAATCTTTCAAAGTACTTCATACCATTAGGCACGTCAGTGTTAATGTACCAAGAATCAGTATCTGTTAGATAGTGATTTACTCTGTATCCTTCAGGGATCATTCCCATGTTCTTAAGAGCATTGATATCATTATCAGCTGTACCAACTCTACCTTGAGATTTTAACAATCTTTCAGCATTGAATTGGTTTTCAGAAGGAACGATCATTTTCATTCCTCTAGCTGCGATTTTAAGACCTCTTTCATCAGTCAGTGCAGCAATGTCGATCAATGCTTGCTCTAACGATGTTTCGTTAAGGTCTGCCTGTGTACTTAGCGTGTTTGAGAAAGTACCAGCGATAATTGGGTGTGCTGTATTGAACAAAGAAACAGCATCCCCAGAATCAAAGTTATCTGTAGTAGGTAACCCTTGATTTAAAGGTACTGCTGCCTTGATCTGTTTAGCATTTGCCATCGATCTCGCTAGCGCTTTTGTATAACGAGACGATAGTCTGTCATACAGGTTGTCTTCCATTGCTTCTTCAGTCAAAGCGAATGCAAGAGCCACTGTTTCGTTAGTGTATCTTGCAGTAAATGTTTCTTGTGCGTTGTCATATGCAACAGCCGAACCCTCAGGTTTGACATATGCATTAGCAAAGCCAGATAACATTACTTCTTCTTCAAAAGCTCTGTCAGATGATTCAGTAACATAAATTTCTTTATGCTCCTGGTCGTATCTTTTATACTCGAGTCCGAACAAGGCGTTTAAACCTGGCTCAAGCTCTTTTACGAGTTGTTGTCTTGATATTGCCATAATTTATTCTCCTTAAATTCCATCGTAGTTATGCCCAAACAAATGCTGATCGATCATCACGCGCCAATTTACATTAGCGGCTGTTAAATCAGAATTTGCCGGATCACGAGATACGCCTATGATTTTCAACACAGCGGCAGTAGCATTAATTGTGCTATCGCCTAATTCCATGCTGGAAACCCCGTTTGTAGTACTACCACCAGTTGGTGATGATAAATCCGCACACATGAAAACATCAGTTTGAGCTGATGCACCTGTGTTGTCTGATTGAATTTCAAACAATTGTTGTGGATTATCATAAACAAAAGCTTCAATCGCACCACTTGAAGGTGGTGTAATTCCGCCAGGATAGTAGTTCTTATACGTAGGTTTCAATGTTGTTGGATCAATATAGAATGTTCCCCAGAACGCTCCCACATTTGTAGTACTAGCAGCAGCAGATATATCAACATATCCAGTTGCTACACCTATTGCCATAGATCCTTGATACAAAAGACTTGCATCACCAGGTAATATCTTGTGTGAACTCATTCCAGTGGAATCATCAGCTTGTCCAAGCGTCTTTAACGGTCTAAGACCGAACGCGGCATCTTGATTAGCCATAGTTGTTTCCTCCGTGTGTCACCTGTCCCGATGGGGACCTCCAGTGACGGTTAATTTAAATTCGTTGATTAGTATTTGTTAAAAAACTCTTACTTACCACCGAAAGATTTGCTAGAGCGGCTATCATAAGTGATAGGCATGCTCGGGTGCTGTTCCTTCAGTAAATCGTTTTTGAGAGCATCATCACGTTCTTTAGCTTTGTCGCTATAGTACTTCTGACGTGCTTCGGCGATCTCGTTCGGTATTCTGGCCAGCAACAGACCTCCAACTCCGATCACTCCCTTGTGTTTGCCGTTTTGGACGACTGGATAACCTGTGTCTTTGTACTCTGACGCCATAACCAAAACATATCCTGATCTTAATTTACCAGCGATATTTTTAGTGTCATCAAAGCCCAAACTTTCAGCTCTTATCCATCTATGTCGAAATCCATCCGGCGCAGGTGGTGCATCTAAAGATGAGGGTGGTGTCCATTCAACAGGTCGCTTTGTAGCTTCCCGTGTTTCGGACGCGCGAGGGTTTTTTTTAACTTCCTCTGTAACTTTTTTAGTTTCAGTTTTAGTTTTTTTCATATGCATTACTCCTCTATTACGTTTAATTGTTTAGCATATTCTTCAAGTGGCACATTCAATTTTTTAGCAATTGCTACTTGTGATGATGTGAGTTTCACAGTTGTGCGACCAGTACCTCTTTTAACGTTTCGCGTAGCTGATGCTACAGTTTGTGTAGGTTTAGTCGTTTGTTCAGTTACATTACCAAATTTATTGGGGAATTCAAGCTTTATTCTTCTATCTAATTCTCCATAGTAATCCTCAGATTGAGGGTCATAACCTTCCTCTTCAACCAATTTTTTGTGCATATCAAACGCTGTGTAAGTCATGGCATTATCAGTACCAAACCACTTGTTTTTCCCTGCCCATTCAGTTGCTCTCGCATCTGGAACTGGTCTTCGAG